AGACGCTTCGTCGACAGCGTCCAGGAGATTGAGCTTGTGAAGGAGGCGTTGAAGCGTTGAATTTGGCTCGTTCATCACCGCAAACAACGGATTTTCGATGATGGCCACGGCGGATTTATGCAGCGTTATCTCTTGACGCTGGGCAGTCGCCTGGTTGTACACGCTCAAACGCACATGCTCTGGATACCACGTCACAACCTCGCCGACACGCAAGGTCAAGATGTCAAAACCACCCGTTTTCTCGGGATTAATCGACGTATCGACTGGAACAAGCGCGGCGACACCTTTGTCGAACAATGTCATGGCAATATCTTGTCTAAAAGCACGCGCAGCTTGGTCAATATTGGCTTCGACAGTCAAGCAGTTGTTGAGACCACTATCGATGTCTTCGAGATACCGGCCCCAAGCATCCGTTCGCACATGGCGCATGTCAACGGATGCAATATCGATGCTTAGACGGGTATAGACCGAGGAAATGATCGAGCGTTCATTAGGAATTCGGTACCGCACACGATCCGGCCGTGATCCATAACGTGGTTCAGCATAAGGTCGTGCTTTTTCACGAATGTCTTGGTTCATGAAGACGTTCCACGCATGTTTCAGCGACTGTACGCCGAATCGCGCCATATGTCACCTCCTTTCCTACAAATTACTCGAGCTTCTAGCCCCAGCCTTTGAAGAATGCGAGCACGACGAAGATTGCGATGATGATCATGGCAACCTCGGCCGGACCGAGTGTCCACTCTTTGCGCATTATTCGAAAGCCTCCTTGTTCAGCTTGAATGCGATCCAAGCGTCCATAAGAGCGGCCACATTATCGATCTTTTCATCTTGTCGTTTCTTCAAAAGTTTGCGATTTCCGTTCGTATCTTCCAACGTGATCGCATTACCCATTGCAAACGACATGAGAGCTTGATCAAAAATCAGGAGGCGCTCTTCGCTCATAATTTTGATCTCACCTAGCGGAACCGATTCGGTCTTTGCTCCTTGAATCACCTTCTCGATTCCGAATGGTCCGTTCTCAGCTTCCCAACGGGTGACAAATTCTTTGGCGTTGTATGGATCGTAGCCGAGCGTACGAACGTCGTACTCATTCGCGATGATGAAAGCGTCGAGATCGTCGTACACTTCCATCATGTCGAGAATATTTCCCGGCATTACGTGAAGACTTCCCTCGTTGATAAACTCCTCGTACTTCTGTCGCATAGCGGCAGGCAGTTTCATCAACGTGAGCTCTGTGATATAGCTCCGAGTCTTCACTCCATACTTCTCGTGCCCAAGTGGGAACAAGAACGTGAACGCACAGAAGTCATCGCCCTGCGAGAGATCAGCTCCAAGCGAGCACGGCATCTGCCAGAATTCCCGACGGCGATGTGGAAGAGTCTCTTCGTACGTGAAGAAGTACGTGTAGCCTTCCATGGGAATTCCAAAGCGCTTAGCGAGGATGTCGTTCCGAGATGCCGGAGCTTTTTCAGCTCTTTCTACATCGAGCTGATACGTCTCGTACGAAACGGTGAGGCCAAGATTCGGATTAGCCTTGAGCCACATTGCTGGATCTGCAACTTCTTCCAGCTCATCCAGTTTGTAATGCCAGATCGAAACGTGGGGTGCATAGTATTCCCCCTTAAGGATGTCTGCAAGCTCCATTTTGATGGTGTCACCGGAACCTGCTCGGACAGTTCCTTCCGAACTAATAGCTACAATAAGATAGTCCTCCAGCTTCGATGCACCCTGTTCAACTGCGCCTACAACATCTTCTCGAAGATCTCCAGACAACCATTCGTCGATCGTCGAGATCTTCGGACGAAGTCCCTGAAGCTTGTTGATCGCCATAGGACGAACTTCAAGCAACGATCCGGTAAGAAAGTTCTCAATACCTTTCTTAGTCGCCGCCAACTTCACTCGCATCGCCCTTGACCCAGTGGTGTTCTGGAGTGATCCTTCAGTCAAGAACTTGAACAGTGGTCCACGCGAACGAGTGATAGCTGTGCGAAATGGCGACATAACTTCGTCAGCCTGTTTCATCGTCGGAGCTGTCGTAACTTGATGTGTGGTCGATGTATCGACATTCAGAAAGTAGCTCTGAATGACCGAAGCGTACATCGACTTGGCCGCGCCTCGAGCAACGATTAGGTATTGCTTGACAGTCAGACGTTTCTTGATCTGTCGCGTCTCGTAGTGGCCACCGTGATTGTCTTTTGTTGGGACATACACGCTTCGCTCAACGAAGTAGTACCAGCCAAAGATCTGCTCGGCCCACAGCTTGAACGATTCGAGAAGAAACAGATCGGATCCATCCGTAAGAGTCAGTTCGCCTTCGCAATATCGAATGAATCCCTCAACCGCCTGGTCGTCGTAATAAATGTTGGGATTAGCGATGAGTGAATCGATTCGATTCATCTCCATGGCGATTTCACGATTGACTGGAATCTCGCCTCGAAGAACTGCCTCACGGAATCGACCGTAATAAATCGGGGTCGCCACGTTCGACAGACCCATCCTAACCCTCCTTTACGCAGCTGCCGCGATTGCCAGCTTGGCCAAATGTCGTTTGACCTGCTGTGAAGCAACTTCGTTTGCAGCTTGAGTAGCTGCGTTCTTACCGGTTTGCCCCAAGAGACTCAGGACGAATTTCTTACCAGCGTTCGACTGCTGATAATTGAGTCTCTTGACGTTCCCTTCGAGATTCAAGCGCTGTTGATACGCCTGAAGCTCCTCGTTGGAGAGTGCTTTGAGACCGCTCTTTCGTCCTTTTTGTCCGATTACGCGCGCGCGCACGGCGTCCGGATGCGCGGGATGTCCTTCTCCTCCAGAAGTCTTGAGTCGTCTTCTTCGATCGCTAACGATGACTTCGTGAGGCCCAACTGTGGCTTTACGCCGGATTCCCCAACGCATGCCCTTGACGCCGTGGTGTTCGAGAATATCCCCAACAACTTCGGCGACATTCATGACGCACCTACTTCTTTGCGCGAGACTTGGGCTTGGGCTTCGGCGCCTCTTCCTCGACAGGAGCCGGAACATGTCCGAGACGGATCTGCCTTTCTCGAATGGCGTCCGTCCTTGCTTTCTCCTGACGATCTCTCACTTCCTGGTCAGACTCTCGTGCCATTGTCCACCCACCTTCTCTTGTTTCGGATGGTCGAGAAATATGCAGCATCTTCCGGATCCACTGGAACATCGGGATCTGGATCCACCCACTGAGTCTCTTCTCGGTGCACATTCAGACGCCACTCCAGCTCCTGAATCTGCCGCTCAACGGCTGAAATCAGATATGAAGTAGACGGGGGATCGAACAGCTGTCGGACTCGGAGAAAAACGTACGACTTCACCGCATTGTACTGTGGATCTGTCTTAGTATCGATGAAATCGTCCCATACGCTCGACGCGTCCTCGATCATAAATCCAGCAGCCGGTCCAACTCCCAGTTGGGTGAGCGTAGAGAATGCGGAATTGATATGAGTTGTGATATCGAGGTCGAATACGGTGTAATCTTCGGCAACTCCGAGAATTTTCTTTGTACTAGTGAGGATACTCTGTTCCATCTACTACACCCACTTTGTGTTGTCAGTTAGGAGGTCGGGATCTCGCCGCCGTCGTAGCGCGCGCCGGGAGTGTCGTTCTCGCCGTTCTCGTCGTTGTCGTCGTTCTGCTCGTCCGGATCCATGTCCGGCTCGGTCACAGGAACCTGCGGGGCATCGACGTCGGGCGTTTCGATTGTTTCACGCATTGAAGTTCTCCTTTATTAGTTTTGAGCTGCGAACTTCTGATCGGGCCACCAGCGTTCGGGGATAGTAGACGGCACGTTCGGCCGGTCACCCTTTTTGCCGCCGTTGTACCACTTGATCCAGTCGCGCTCGCCGGAGGTCATTCCGTAGCGATTGGCGATTGGCTTGATCTCGTCGAGAGCGGTCCAAGCCCACTCCGGGATCTTGTCCGGAGCACCCTTCGGCCGCTTGTTGGGATCGCGATTGGTTGTGAGATACCAGTCAGCCCAATCCCAGAACCATGGCGGGTAACCCATCTCGGCCTCCTGAGGTTTGCCTTGCAGATACTTGGCCACTTCCGAACGAAATACAGAAGCTGACGGCGAAGTTGCAAGGTCAATTTTCTGTCGCGTCCACTCCGCGTGATAGCAGACCATTGACTCGTCGCACGTTCCCTTGATGATCGCAGCAACGGCGCGCTGAGCCAAAACTGCACGCTCTGGTTCCAGCGGATAGGTTCCTGGGTGCTCGATCTCGATACCCCATGCCGTTGAGTTACCGGTCATTCCCTTGTAACTGCCTCCGTCGGGGTAACCCGCATGATTCGCAGACCCGGCAGCAACGGTGTAAACCGTACCCTCAAAATCCATGTACACATTGCAAAGCGGTCCGGCAAGATCTGACCGACCGTAAATGCAAATGTGCAATGAGGGAGCCTTCCCGGCCGAAGGTCCTGCTCCCGCAGTATGATGAACCACAAATCCTTTGGGATAGAAATTGCCGCCAGAATTGTTAGCACGGGATTTCCATCCGTCAACTTCGGCGACCTTAAGGCCAGCATCACGCAGCCTCTGGGCCATCCCAGTGTCGTACGGCATCTTCTTCCTCCCGCTCTTCCGGCTTTTGGAGAAGTGCTGCGATTTCGTCGTCGTGGGTAATCTTTTCGGTAAAATCTACGTCGCATCCATCGACTTCGTCGTCAGGCTCTTCGTCATGCTGAATATGCCTGTCATCCTCTGGCTCTTCCATTAATCCTCCTTTCCAGGACGATCGTGCCAGTAATGATCTTCGAATTTTGTCTCCAACCTTGTGAGACGCTCACGAAATTCAGCGATAATTCGAACAAACCAAAGAGTAAGGCCCATTATGGCTGCGAGTATTCCACCAAGCACAGCCAACACGTCTCCCGCAATGGTGGCAATCATTCTTCTGGCCTTTGCGGATACCCATGCGGAGGAAGTACCTCTGTTTCCTCCTCTCGTTCAGGCCTAGATTGAGCACGTCCGATGAGATAGCCCGAGCCCAGACCCACAAGAGCTCCGAACATTGTCGCCCAGACATTAATCAGCTTAAGTGCAAGGGAATGATCTCCCCAAACGACCACTACGGTCATTGTTATGCCGTAGAGACCGATCAGCAGAAATAATCCTGCTGCGAACTGCAGAAAGACCTTGTCCGTGCTCATTTTCACCTACCAGAGTGTCGTATCACCAGCCTTTCTCTCTGTTGGACCTCTGGGCAGTTGACTTTCATCGCCGTAATGAATCGCGTTGTGTGTTCGAAGAGATGTGGTTATGAGATGCTCTGGATAGAGAAGCTCATCACCACCTTCGACGATATCCGGCAACGACAACGGATTCATATGATGAACAATCAGCCCTGAGTTAATTTCGTATCCAGGTATTCCCAGATCGCAGCCATTATCCCGAGTTATTACTTCATCTCGAACTTGATGCCACTCTCTGGACTTGTAGAACATCTGATTGAGGAATCTATCGAAGCCAAACGTAGATTCACCAACAGTTCCCACCAACCTGAGATACCGATAACGTTCTTCGAAAGTTTCCAGCCGTCTGAGCTCCGAATATGTCCTAATCTTCGTCATCGAACTCTGGAGCTGGTAGATCACCGGCATATGACCGCATAGCTTGTAGAGCTTCCATGTAAAGCTCCTCTACACGCTTCTGAGATTCGATCGCCTCGATTCTTACGCGAGTCAATTCGTTTTCGTGCTCGAGACGTTGTTGTTCCAGGCGTTCTCGACTCGAACCCAGCTTCAAGAAGTGCGTGATCACTTGTGATGAGGCCGTTCCGTTACGAATTTGCTTCTCGGCAAGATCATGAGCGGCTGAGATCATTTGATTCTCACGAGCCTCAGGAGTTGTCGCGGGTTTCCGGCGAGTCTTCTCGACTTTCTCGTCTCTTCGCCTGGCTGGCACGCGACCTCCTTTCACTTTCCAAAGAGTTCGAGCGTCTTTGTGCCCAGTTTCCACCCCCGAAATCTAAAATGTTTTTTCCAAAATTACCCCCGGAGCTTTTTTTGGGAGCCGGGCGATGCATAGGGGGGTCCATTTTTAAGAGACCCCTCCCCCCATCGAAAAATTTTGGGTCCCCGAATTTTTTATTTTTATTTTTTTTTTCAAAAAGTTTTTTCAAATTCTTTTTCAAATTAATTTTCACTTTTGTTTTTGTTTCAACCAACGACATACCACCCAGATGGTGGCAATGAGTATGGTTACTAGGAATAGTTTTATTACTTCACAAATTCCATAACAGTAACCAAGGAACAAAGTTCCACAACATCGATCGATGAGTAGTTGGTATGCCATGACCTCGTATGGATTAGTGGGCCATTCAAATTCGGATGGGGTTTGAATCCACGAATGGGTCCACGATTATGAGTTCGTTGTTGATGTTCTGGATACCTTTCGCCACATTCCAGAAACATTCTCTTCAACGATCTCGTCAATGGCCAGCTGTATGGCTAGGGCCTGGTCGGGCTCGGACAAATCATTCGAAACATTTGCAATTGCAGCAAGCATGCCGGACGTGTTGTATCCCAAACGAATGTCATACTCAAGCCACTCATCGAACTCAGTGAATGGATCGAATGGATTGTCCACAGTTGTCAGCATGTACTCGACTTCAGTATCAGCCATTGTTCACCTCACTCACTAAGTCCTACTTTGAGTGTGGTCAAGCCAATACCCAAATGATCAGCTACCTCGGCCTGTGTATAGCCAGAGTCCAGCATAGACTGGGCTCTTCTCAACATGGTGCCGGTCATTCTTGTACTTTCTTTGGGAAGGGCTAGGGCTTTGATTGTGTCCCCGTCTGCATTACTAATGATCTTCTCCAGCTTGTTGGTACTAATTGCTCCAGCCTGAATTGCATCCCATTCACTCTGTGTAACTTTGATCCGCTCTTTCCCAGCACCTGTCCTATTGCGCGCCTCGTTGAGATGTTGTTGCTTAATCTTCTTTACTTCTTCGGCCTCCATGTTTGGATTGGCCTGCCGTTTCTGAGAGGTCCAGGTATTTGCGAGAAGCTGGGCTTGTCTTTCAAGAGGGGCGTTCTTTTCGGCGATGTTGAGTTTCGCGTTTAGAGAGGCCACTTCATTTGAGTAGGCGGCTTTTGCTGAAGGTGAGTAGGGGGTATTCTTTGTATTGACTGCATCTTTGCGTGCAGTATTAGCCAAAGCCTTCAGCTTGTTGGAGTGCTCTGCATAGACCGCTTCCATCTTCGTTCCCGAAGAAAGGGTGAATGCATCCTCGGTCTCAGCTAGACGCCTGGATCTGACAGTTGCCGGGACCATACGACCGGTATCTACATAGACCTTCTTTCCTGTGACCGGGTCTCTTCTGAGTTTGCGTTCAGGGATCATACGCCCACTAAGTTCTTGAATCTTCTTTCCTGTGACGGGGTCAATTGCACCCGCCTTCTTAGGAGACCACTCCTTTCTCTCAGGAACGTCGATTCTCGAAGTTGCCCTAGTGATTAGTGTAGATGCGCCACCTCTCTTCTTACCTTGGTACTTCTCTTTCAGATTGAGGATTCCGTTGTCTTTCTCGGACTGCACCCAATCCAGATCATGCTTCTCGGAATCGATGACCACCATGGAATGACGAATAGCTGCGGCAAGCTCATCGCTATTCGCACCATGAATCGTCATGTCGGCAATCAAATTCGAGACATTCCCCATCTCCCGTTGCTTACGAGCGCTGGTTATCTTGGGAATCCCAGAACCCTCAGGAATCTTGTAGACCTGTGGATCAAACCCCCTTAGTCCTTCGAGAGGGGGGGTATTTTTCACAAGTCGTTTTCCATTGGGAATGAGGAGGACGTGATCGCCATCGAAGTCTGCACCAGACAGATGCGTGGCAACCGAGTGATGAATTCCCACCGCATCCTTTGCCGCTGTGCCTAGGATCTTACGAGCTTCACGATTCCGGTTGTTGACAACCAGATCCGGGATCTCGAAGGTTCCTCCATGAGGATGGCGAATCAAGGCAACGCGCTCACCATCTCTCATAGAAGGAGCATAGATCTCAGTCGGTTTGATGGACTTGATCGGGAGAATCACCTTGGTCGAGGTGCGCACCAATGCTGCTGCCTGCATGTGTACAGACGATGCATCGGCTTGATCTGCGAACTTGAGAAGGAGATCTTTGCGAACTGTGGGATTCGTAAGAGAACTGATCTCGTCGTACTCTCTCTTTCGGCGTTCGAAAGTCACATCGAGTTGCTGTTGCGCAAGCTTTGGATCTTGCTTGGACAACATCTGAGACGAGAAGTTACTGGACCACTTATCCCAATCCCCTTCTTCGTTCACGATGTTCATAGCCGAATTCACTTTGCCGTTGGGCCCATGAACTTGGCGAACGATGGAACCAAACGGATTCTCAGGATCATCTTCCATAGGCTTCATTACATCTTTCTTTCGACCTGTATTCGACTTGTTCGTATTGAACACAAGGTCGACGCCTTCAGGAAGATCATCCTTGTAGACGGCCATGCCCTTCAAGTAATGCGTTCCATCGACAGCGATACGGACCTGTGCGTACTGTGAATTTCCGATACGCAGATCCTTTACGCCAGGACGAACGTAGATCACGCCATCGGCATGAGCTCCACCATCTTCGGCATAGTTCACACCGATTCGTTTCGAGTTGATCGAGATTGGCTTCTGAAGACCAAGGAAGCTACGACCCCCATCTTCGGAATATGTGTCCTTGATTTGCTTGATCTGTCCACGATTCCGTTGAACTTCCGACAATGTTGTGCCCGGCTTCGCCAAGACTTTCATAGTGGTGTACTTGCCGGTACCGATTTGTTGGATCTTGATGGAATGAACTTCGTATCCCTCTTCCTTCAAAATCGCGACGGCTGTGTTAAGTTTTGTCTGAGTGACTCCCAGATGATTCTCAACACCTTTACCGACATCCACATAAGTCTTCCGATCAACTTGATCTTTAAGCATATTAGCTGTCGTCCGAAGTGCATCAGCCTTGTCTTTCTCACCAGGCGCACGAAGAGCACGAACGGAGGATTCATTAAGACCCATACGCTTACCGATCTCAACATTGGACCAACCCTTATCTGCCAACCTCTGAGCAGTCAGGATCTTCTCTTGCTTCTGCTGCGCAAGAGCGATAGATCTGGCGGCGCGAAGTTGCGTAGTAGTGATTCCATATCCTTTTGCAATCTCGGCCTCTGACATGCCCTTTTTCTTGAGCATGTCGATCGTGTCGAGATAACTTCTATTGCGCGTACTCTCGGATGCTCCAGATCCCCACGGATATCGACCAGATCTCCGAAGGATGCCGTAATGCGCAAGATGATCTTCTTCAGTACGAATCACGACTCCTCCTCTAGTCTTCGATGGGTTATTAGTCTGTCGAATTCCTGAATTCTCTCCATGATGAACACAATGTCCTCAGCATCGGCGTCATAGACTATGACTTCATTACTCTGATAGATGCGCAGCTCGATCTTGATCTCGAATGGATCTTTCTCGTATTCGAGACAAAAGAGCGCGGCGTAAACTTCGAGTTGATGCACGGAACCAGGGAAGACACCAGTTTTCAAATCGTGAATTCGAAGAGTGTTGTATCGAAAGGCGATCGTGTCTGCAGTACCGAAACAATTCTCGGAGTAGTACAGAATTTGTTCACACGTCATGCGATACCGAATAGCATCGTTGATGTACAAACCGATCGTCCCTACTAGATCCGAAAGTCGACCTTCTTGGATTTCTCTGTGCGCGTATTCGTGTTGCAGAGTTCCGTAGGCAGCTGCTTGCGCCGTAGTCCAACGCTCGATTAGCCGGTCTGGCGTATAGTGGATCCAGTGATATTGACTAGGGCTGAGGAACGCATGCTCGCCTTGAAGATTCAAATGCTTGTTGAAGCGCATTCAAAACGTCCTCTTCATTTTCGGGGTAGATGAATGCTGCAAATGACATTTCGCCCAACTTCTGGACGTAGTGCGCTTGGTTCGGTTGCTCGAGAGCATCCCATGACGCTTTGACCTCGAGAACAGCCCAATTTTTTTCCCACAAAAGCGTTAAATCCGGGAAACCTTGTCGAAGCGCGGTATCGTTCTTCAGGATGACACAGCCTGGAAAGCGACGCTCGAGACGCTTGATCAGTTGTGATTGGTACCTGTTCTCTCTCATGTCGCCGAGAGAGACTGCACCTCCGAGAGGATCATCGCATCGGTGATGACGGCCTCGTCCATTCCCGGATCGTACGTCTGATCGCCCTCGTGTGCGGCAAGAGCAGAAGACCAGGCCGCATCCCATCCAGGAGATGCCGACCACTGACGACGATTTTCGCTCGTCCACTGATCCGGATTCTCGATGCTCTCGGATGCAGCGCACTGAGCAACGCGATTGAACAGCATGGCATTCTGAGCCATCGCTGCTTGAGCTAGGTAGCTCATGGATCTCCTTTCACCCTACTTTGAGAGCATTGAGAAATCTCTTGTCTTGACCCATCGTTCTCCAGACGCCATCTTGATTCCAATAGCCCAACCTCAAGTTACCGACAGGCAAGTTATATCGCGTCATTCGAGAACCCGCATCCGATGCATTACCGGCACCTTTAAGAGATTGATCGGTAAACCATCCCACAGAATCGTGATAGATTAGAGCCGTTCGATCTCCACCACCGTCTCCTCTAAATTGGCAACCGAACGTTATGTCGTAGGTTCCGGCTACTCCGATATATACCGCTGGGCGCTGGCTCGAGAAGAACCCCATAGACCCATCCTGAGCGTACACTTCTTCGTAACCATCGTACGCGTCGAAATATGAGGTTACAGAGGCGCCCGACGGAAAAGTTTGACTCCAAGCACTCCATGCGTTGTTATACAGACGGCGACGATGAACGTAGTCACTATTCAAACCGTATGCAATTTGTGTGCCGTAATTTGCGTCGCCCCACATAATGGTATGAACAAGCCACTGAGTATCGCCAACCGTAGGTGCGTTGGCGGCTCCATTCGAATATGTCCATCCACTTTCACGC